TGGAATTTTAGTAAATTTTCCCATTTTTGTTATTCCTTTCTTAATAATTCGTTAAAAATTCAACTAATATATTAATGCTTATACGCTTTATCATGTCGTCATCATCGGGCAAAGGCTGTCCAAACGGTGAACCTGCGTATATAAGCATTCTTCCATTGTCAATTGGTATGTTTACATAACCATTTTTGTTAATTCTTTCCGCTATCTCTTCATACTTCCTATGAACTGCACTCCATGAGCTGCTCCTATACCATAAGCTTGCATCTAAGGGGATTGAATTACCTAGGACATCAAAAGCCTTAGAGTAAGTTATATATGGGTAAGTAGCATCATCTGGTACAGTATTTTCTTCATATGCTGGAATATTGAAAGAATTCCAAAAATTACTAATTGCTGTAGCTTTATTCATTTGGTATTCTCCATTCCTCTGCGCTCACCATTCGTAAATCTAAGCTTGCAATGCTAGGTGTCTTCTTGTCGTCTCCGTCAGATGTTACCCTAAACACCTTATTATCTTCTTTTCTGATAAAAATATCATGGAATTGCAAGTTAGTGTTTCTTGATGTAGTAACTGTATATAAGTTAGTAACTCCTTGGCTAGCGCCTATTCTAGCTTGCGTAGAATTGTCTAAAACCACACAAGCCTTAAATGTAGCACCATTTACATAGTTGGTTATAAAACCGCCCTCTCCGTCCGATATAGAGGCCTTATCGACCATGACACAATCTGTATACATAGATTCTAATAGTGTCATAACTTCTTATAACTCCTTAATTTATCAATAAACGCATCTTTCCAAGTGAATTGACCTGTACTTGATATCTGCGAACTGGCTTTTGTATAGGAATAGCCGCCAAAACTCTCGGATTGTAGAGGGCTATTTAAAGTCTTAGCGTTGTCCTCTTCCCATTTAATAGAATCTCTAGCAATCTGAATAATATCACTAGGAATCCTTAGAGTTGCGATTGCTCCATACTTGATAACTTCATCTTGAAGTGTAGCGCATGGGTATTGATATATTCCGTCATTGAATACAGAACCTTCAATTAAGAAAAACTGTCCTTCTTGTATTGATATATTATCTAAGTTAATTGTATTATTGACTACTTCGAAAGTCTGCTCGTATATATTATCAAGAAAATAGTTTCTCAAATAATCGCAAATCTCTTTAATTCTGCGTTCTAAGTCGTTCATAGCTACTTAGTTCCTTTCGCTGCTGACTTCTTTCTTGTTGTCTTCTTTGGTTTCTCTTCTGTATCTGCCTTTAAATCTTCGATTTCTTCAATTAAAGGTGTGTGCTGTTTGTTATCACTGCCTTTAAGTTCCTCAATTCTTGCAAGACTAGGCTTTAAGCCAAGGCGGGGATATTCATCCCCAACCTCGTACTTATAATTATCATCTTGCAAGTCTGTAAATAATTTAATTACTCTAAACATTATTTATTTACTCCCTTACAATTTTTAATTAAGCTCCTGTATTTTCAGAACCGCCTGTAGTACCACCGAATGTTCCGATTGCAATACCGTCAAGGTATTCAGCCCAAAGCTTTAAGCCCATAGTTGCATAAGAAGCACCTGTTGCATTGTCGTACTTAGGTTCTGCATGGAAGCCGATAAGGTTTGTCTCACCATCAACTGTATATACTAAACCTAACTTAGCAAACTCTGTTGAAGGGTCGATATAGTAAAGGTCAATATTTTCTACAGGTAAAGCAATTACCTTGCCCTGTGGAATGTCTGCATCTGGGCAAAGGAAAAGTACCTTGTAGCCTAAGAAATTCTCAATATAAGTCATGCCGAACTGTGTCTGAACTGTAATAGCTGCATCGCCTAAGTATGCGTATACATCGTTAGTATTTGCAAAGCCTACAACATCTGTTACTGTAAGTCTTGCAGCCTGAAACTTAGCTAAAACCTTACCCTTAGCAAGTGCAAGAGCCTTCTGTAAGCCTGTTGTTGAGAATGTAAGAGTACCAGTTCTAAGGAATGTGTAGAAGTCTGTTAAAACCTTATTCTGTAATTCATTCTTAAAAGCTTCATCAGACTTAACAACTGCGATATCTGCGCCATATCTAGTAACTGCTTCGGCTGTTACTGACTTCTTATACTTCTGTAAGTCGATATCTTCCTTAAAAGCTTCTGTGATATTAACTGTAGATTCTGGGATTGTTTCACCCTCTGCTACTGTGCCATTAGCAAGTGTAACAGATGTATTATAAGATACAAGCTGTGTGCCTGCTTCCTTCTTAATAGGTCTCATGATACCTAAGATATCCATGAGAGCCTTCCAATTCTTAGTAAATGAAGACACAAAGTCTTTCTCTCTGATTGTTACATCAATATTATTTGTTGTTACCATTTTTTTATATTCCTTTCGTTAAAATGTTTTATTCTACAAATAACTTGTAGTTTTCTTTCATTTTAGCTTGACGTTCGATAGGGTCTTTAATCTTTTCGATTTCTTCCTTTGTCATAGAACCTGCGCCACCGCCTAAAGGCTTCTTTTTCTGTGTTCCTGTAGTGTCAGACTCTACAATAAAACCGCCCCATTCGCTCTTAATAGTCTCTGTAAGCTTATCTGCATCAATTAGCTTACCTTCATCATCAAGCTTGATATCCTTAAAATCTGTAACTCTAAGGATTGAATTAATTCGCTTATCATCAACCTTATTTTCTTTTAAGAGCTGCTTATAAGCTTCTTTGACCTTAGCAATGCTTTCTTTGCCTTCAATATCCTTCTTGTAGGCTTCAAAAGCTGTGTGTTCGTCATTATATTTCTTTTCCCATTCCTTAGCAGATGTGTCGTTGTCTGCATGATTCTTCTTATAATCATCATACTCTTTCTTTAAAGCGTCGTAATCTTTTGAATTATCCTTTAACTCTGATACTTCATCCTTTAAAGCGTCAACTGTTTCCATATGCTCTGAAATGATTCTGTCAATTGTTTCCGCTTCGATGTCTAATCCTTTTAACATCTTTCTTGTTAATGCCATAATTTAACTCTTCCTTTCCTTTGGGTGATTTGCTTTTCACACGAGTTTTTGAAGAATTTTCCTTATCTTCAATTAATATTATACATTTTTATTAAAATTGTGCAAGCTTTTAACTTTTTAAAACATCTTCTAGTATTTTTTTATAATTATTTAGGTTGTTTCTTACTGCATAACGTAAGAAGCCTTTACCATTGTTAGTAGCTTTCATTTTGCTTGTTCCATATTCTTGGTGTGCTGCATATTCAACGTTAGTTCCTACCGCTACATAAGGGGTTTGCTTTGTGGGCAATGCCCCCGAATAATGCCCTGTTTTGCCATCACTACCCCTATATTCGCTTTTAGTGACCTTTTCACCGCCTACACCGCTTGCAATACTATTCCTTAGCAAGCCAGTGTCTACAGGTGTAACACTAGATACATCACTTTCCATCAATAAGCCTACTGCTCTTAATGCTTCTATAACCTTTTTGTCGGCTAGTTCAATGGTTTCTTTCGTTCTATCGTTTTTGATTGTAAATCCCACTATTTACCACCTCTTTTCTTAGGCTTTTTGCTTTCTAAGTCTCTGCCTTTCATCTTATACCATTCTTTATAAGTCATATCCTCTATAAGTTCGCCTGTCTCATTGTCACGCCTTGTATTAAATGTGCTAGGGTATTTGGTTAAAATACTTCTCATTGTGCATCTACAATTATATGTCATACTTGGATGTGCGAAAGGGTCAGCGGGTTCTCTTAGTTTATATCCCTCTATCTCAAAATCTTCATCAAGTTCCCTTATCTGTCCGTCAAGCATAGCGTGAGTGTATCGTGTGCGCTCGTCTAAGGTTGCTAGCCATTGTTTTTTAACCTCTATGCCCGATTCCTTTACTCTTTGCATTCGGTCTAATCTGCCTTGATTTTGCGCACTTGTAACCATAGTTCTAGCGTGTGTCCTAAGCATATTAAAATTACGATTTGGCATTTCGTTAGCTAGTCTATGAGCTATCTTATCAACGCCCTCACCTTTAACAATGCCCTTAGTAACCTCATTTTTGATATTTTGAAAGTTCCAGCGCTTATCTTTTATCTTGTCTAGGCTCTTAAAAGGTAAAATCTTAGTGTCATTTGCTAAAATATCGCTAACTGTATCTAGGGAATACAGATGTAGACCTAAATCTACACCTGCACTAGTCTCTAACTCATAGGCAATCCAATTTCCATTCATGGCAAAAACGCTCGGCATTGCTTCGTTTACAAGTTGTAAAGCAGTTTCATTAACATTATATAGCGTATCTGCTATCATTTCTCTTTGCAAATTCCACTGTTTACCTCTAAATACTTGTTTTTTAAGCCAAAACTGATACTCTTCTTTGGTTTTCTTTCCACTTTTTAAATCTTTCTGCCATTTTGCATCTTTTTTCTTGAAATTATACAAAAATTTTGAAATTTCATCGTAAATATCCAAACTTGTCTGTGAATATAGTCTTCTTATACGTCTTTCAAGCTTGTTTATTTGCTCGTCAGTCCACTTTTGAGCATAATCACTATTCTTCATTGTTCATATCCTCTTCACCGCTTAAATCGTCTTCTGTAGGCTCTGTAGGTGGTTCTTCATCTTCAAGCCTATTACTAGATTCTAAGTCTTTCTTAGCTAAGATTGCACTTACTTCATCAACTGTAATAAATGGCAACTTAGATAAGATTGTTTCTTCGTCTAAATAGTCAGCACACTCTAGAATCATTTCTGTTTGTTCTTTTTGATTGCTAATCTTATTACGCTTAAATATTGGAGTGTCCTCGATATTCATAAGCTTTAACAATGATTGTATAAACTCTATAACTTGATATTCAAAGTCGTCTACTACATCATCCATAGGCTGATAAGCTGATTCTATCTGTGTGGCTGTTACGTTACCTGCTGCCACCTGTTCGGGTCTAAATGCACTAAAATCTCTATATATTTGTGCTTCAATTCTAGCAAGAAACGCTTCTCTACTTGCGTAAGGGATTTCTTGGGTGTATGGAGTAGCCGAACTGTCTCTTTCTTCAACATTTGCTATCTTATTTAGCTTTAATCTCTGTCTAAATTTAGCTAATTCTTGATTATCCATGCCTGCGCCACCGCTAACAATCCAATAAATCTCTGCACAATCTTGTAAGTCATTTGCAAAACCACTTGATATTAGGTCGTAAGCATCTATCTTTGACTTCATCCCTACAAGTGTAGATTGATGCAAATCGCTACCCCATAAAGGAATAATAGGGAAATTATTATAATTGCTATAATCATAACCTACGACTTCCCCTTCCTTTGTCTTGTAAGTAGTAGTAATATAGGCTTTCTTGTCTTGAATTAATACAAATGTAGTATCTTTTTTGCCTTTCCTAAAAACTCTATAGCCATCTTCCTCAAAAAATGTAGCTATAATCGGCTTATCTGATGCAATCTGCCAAAATCTAACGCCAGCTCTAAGGTCGCTTGTTTCTTCATCCCATAAAGGAGCAAATTCCCTTACAGAAAAGTATTCTAAGTGGTCATAATTCCAATATCCAAAACCTACACCATGAATCAAGCTTAAATAAGCTAATTTCTTAAGCTTAGTATCAAAGTTCTTGCCTAAATGCTCTTTTGTTCTATCAATTGTTGTTTCTGCGCCTGTTGTAGCG